ATATAAATTGACTGATTGGTTTGTATTTATGAAGTCTTTAAAATTTATTAAATATAATGAAGAATTTTTAATGCAAATGCTTGACGGAAATATGGTTGATGAAAGTCAAAAACGAGAATTATTAAAGGATTGTTTTAGATTTCAAAAAGATTTATCAAGAAAATTCATAATGCATTATTACGAAAAATTTATTAATGATAATGAACTTTGTTATTGGCTTGTAGGATTTCAGAAAGAAATTTTTAATCTTGATAATGATAAAATTTTTCATAAGATTAAAAATAATGCAAATGAATTTAGAAAGGATATGAATGAATAAATTAAATGATATTGAAAGATGTTTAAAATGTAGATTTGGAAAAGATAATACATTTTGGCATTATAATGAAGCACCTAAAAGTACAAGAACAAATTTTTTAATTAGATATAAAGGTGGATACGGAAATTTAGTTTATGCAATGGCAATTTGTATACCTTTTCAAGAAACTACATTTTTTAAACAACAAGCTGAGGCATATGATTTTGGATTAAAAAAAGGTCATATTTATAATCCAAAATTTGAAAATATTGATTTATTGCCAGATGAAGAAAAATGGTTTTTTCGTATAGAAAATGGAAATGAAATTATGTTAAAATTAATTCATTCTTGGGCATATTTAATTGATGTTATAAGAATGATAGATGATGGAAAGTGAGATTGAAAAATGCCAGGAAATAATGAAGTATATCATCCAGTACAAAAAGATTTAAAAATTACATTTACAGAAAAAAATCATTCATATATTGATTCAACAAATAAAAAATATATGAGTGTAACAACTTTAGTATCAGAAGCATTTCCAAAATTTGACAGTGAAAAAATTGCACAACAATGTGCCGAAAAACGTGGCATTTCTAAAGAAGATTTACTTAAGGAATGGGCGGAAAAAGGTGAAAATGCTCGCCATTATGGTACCAGACTTCACGAAAATATCGAACATTATATACTAAATGAACATGATAAAATGTTAAATCCAGAGGATGTTAAAGAGAAAATAATGTTTGATGGAACCGTTAGAATTATTGATTCAATTAGAAATAAATATAATCCAGTTTTAATGGAACCTGAAAAATTAATATTTTCTCCAACATTTGGAATTGCTGGAAGTATTGACTTATTAATTAAAATCAATGATAAAAGTTATATTCTTATTGATTGGAAACGATTAAGCAAAGATATTCAAAAGGTTGGTTTTAATAATCAATGTGGACATATTTTACCAACATTAAATATTCCTGATTCAAATTATTGGCATTATGGATTACAATTACAAACTTATGAAAATATTTTAAAAATTGAAAATTATATTGATCAAGATGCCGTAGTTAGAAAAATGTTAGTAATTTGGAACGGACAAAAATTTAATATAGAAAAACTTCCACACATTCCTGAAGGTTGGGCTTTAATTGCATGGAAGTTAAAAAATTATTGATTTTCAGTATTTTGATAAGAATTAAAATATTCAATAAGATCTGGATGTTTGTCTATTAAAAAATTATAAAAATCATTTAAATTACCATCAAAAGAAAATTTTTCATCATTTTTGAATAATTTTGTTTTATGTTTTTCTAAAACATATAATAAATTTTGTTCAGTAAGATTATTAATTTTACAATTTTGATAAACAATTTCTGTTAATTGATCTATTTTTTGTTGTTGTGTTTTAACTATTGAAATTAATTTATTTACTGTATTAATTAAATCATTAAATAATTTTGATGTATTATTATCATCCATTTTAAATTCATAATTTTTTTAAAATTCTATAACTATTTATTTTAAAAATAATATATTTTATCTTATATATGAAATATAAATTTATAAAACTTTTAAAGATATAAATAGTTTTAGTATGTTAATTTTTAATATTAGGAATTAAATTATGGAATTTAAAAAAGGTGATATTAATGATTTACGAGAATCAATGAATGAGAGAATTGATCTTGTTTTATTAAAGAAAAATTTTGATGGAAGAATATTTTCACGTATTAAATTAACAGGGGCCAATGTTGCATCTTGTTCATTTAAAGATTGTGGATTTTATGGAATGGAATTTATAAATTCTGAATTTACTTCGTCATCTTTTACAAATGCAAATTTTGAAAGTTGTACATTTACTAATTGTACACTTTATAAATGTGATTTTGAAAAAGCAACATTACAAAATGTTAAATTTAACGATTGTAAAATTTTAGCATGTAGATGGGTTAATGTAAAACTGGCGGAAAATATAACTGGACTATCTGATGAGGATTTAAAGGTTATACATGAAGGAATTGAAATTGCTCAGCCATTTGATTTAACTCAGATGGGATTTGAAAAAATTGATGAACATGCTTATCAAATTTGTGATCAACAAGAAGGTGAAACTTCTCCAAAAGTTTGTTTAATTGTTGCAAGAGAACCTGAAGAAAGTGATCCTACAAATGATGTTTATCGTGTATTATTTGAAATTAATGATGAATGTATTTTATCAGAAACTTTTGATGTTAATAAATATGTTGATTATGAAGAAATATATTCATTAATTAAATATGTTTTAATTTCAGGTAAAAATAAAACAATGAAACCTGATTTTGAAAATAAAGATGGATTACAATATGATTTATTAAAGAAATCGGTTGATGTTATTAAATCAAAACTTATTTTTACTTTACCTACACCTGAAGAAAATTCTGAGGAAGAACCTATTCAAGGGGAGGATGAAGAATAGGTTTTTCCATGTGAGATATTTTTATGATAACTACTTATGAATTTCCAAACCAATGGAATTGGAGAATATTTTTAGCTATTACATCTGATAATGAATCTGTATCAGATATTTTGGATCATTTAAATGACTATGAATCTTGTAAATTTGATACAACTTATAAAGATGAAACAATAGAAGCACCATGTTATGTTCATGATTTGAAAAATTTAATTGGTGTTATTTGTTTAAATAAATATGATTTTAATACAGATGATATAGCGGTTTGTGTTCATGAATTAACACATTTAATGATTTCTATAGCTGGAGCAAATAATTGTGAAATAAATTTAGGAACAACTGAATGTTGGGCCTATTTTATGGGAAATATGATAAAAATGATTTTAGAAATTTTAAATGGTTATAATGATGAATTATTATCTAATAATAGTGGAAAGGAAAATCAATCAGATGAATAGGGATCATGTAAAAGATATTCTTCCAGAAAAACTTGAAAATTATATGAAAGAGTTTGAGGAAGATATGAAATTGAATGAAGATAATATTCATGATAAATCAATGCAAAGATCTGCAATTGCTGCAAAGTGGGCAAGATATTGTTTTGAAGAAGAACGTTTTAAAAAGAAAATGACAGAAAGCGTTGAACAATTAAAAGAAGCAATATGTCAAAAATTATATGAAAAGAAAAAAGATTCTATTGTAAATTTAAAAACAACTGATATTGCAATTAAATTAGAAGCAGAAAAACATTTAAAAAAATCATCTCAATATTTAAAAATAAAGGATGAATTAGATAATCAGGATGATATTATTAGATTTATTATGGAGGCAAAACAAATTATAAGTGGTTTTGGCTTTGATATTAAAAATTCAATAGAGGTTTTAAAGCTTGAAAATATCTAAAAGTTATAAATAAATAAAAATATCAAAAAATTAATATTTAGGATTTAATATAAAATGAATATGAAAAATTCAAAATTTACAGAAACTTATTTAAAGATAATTGCTGAAGAAAATACAACAACCGTTGAAACAAAGGTTGAAAATGAAGATGCCTGTCCAGAATGTGGTGAAGATCCATGCACCTGTGAAGGTGGAAAGGTTGTTTCATTTAAGACAACTGATCCAAATTTAATTGATACAATTAATTCAGGTTTTCAAGAAGTAGTATTTTTTGTAAATGCAAAGGATGAAAATGGTGAAGATACTGTTCAAGAAGTTAAATTTGGTCCTGAAGCATTTGGTGAATTAGAAGTTATTGATGATACGGCTGAGGATACTGAAACAACTGAATGTGGTGATGCCACCGCCACGGAAGAAGATGAAGAGGAAGAACAGGAAGAACAAGAAGAACAGGGGGAAGGTGAAGAAGGCGAAGGCGAAGATGAAAAAGAAGAAATAAATGAAGAAGGTGAAGATGAGGAAATAGCCGCTGAGGATTGGCTTGAAGATGGTCTTTGTGTAAAATGTGGTGATCCTAAATGTGATGGATCATGTAAATGTCCAAAATGTGGAAGTATGAATTGTATCGGTGAATGTGGTGATACTGCCACAGAAGAAGGTGAAGAAGAAGGTGGTGATACTGCCACAGAAGAAGGTGATGAAGAAGGTGGTGATACTGCCACAGAAGAAGGTGATGAAGCTTAATAATTCATTAAATTAAATTTTTATATTAAATGGGATTTTAAATAAATCCCATTTTTTTTATTTTAATTTTATTGAAGTGTGGTTTTATTATGTTAACATTTAAATATCAATCATTAACAAAAGCAAAAATTCAGTTTGATGAAGATTCTAGAAGAGAATTTGATTTTTTACGTGAGCAATTTAAAACTGAAAATGATGCTACAAAATTTATGAAATCATATAGATTTGCTATTAATCCTTATGTGTATGTGGTAAGTCCTCTTGGTTCATATAATATTGGAATGACTGATGAATTAATTGAAAAATGTGAAGCATTAAATATAGAATATACGGTTGATGATGAATTATTAAAATTAATTAAACCTTCATTAAATGTTGATGATATTTTAGATGTTCCTAATGAAGAATATCAATATCGTTGGTATCAAAAACAATTATTATCATCTTTATTAGAAAATGGTAGAGGTGTTATAATTTCTCCAACTCGTTCTGGTAAATCATTAATCCTTGCAGGTTTATGTCATAATATTTTTCAAAATTATGATAAAAATAAGTTTCAAAATATTTTATTATTGGTTCCAAATATTAATCTTGTATTTCAGATGGCCGAAGATTTGGCTGATTATGGTTTAGATAAATTTTATAATATTCAAATGTTTACAGCTAAAACAATGAGTAAAAAAGGTGCTAAAGTTATTGTTGATAAATTTAATATATACATAGCAAATACACAATATCTTTTATTACATGGTGATGAACTTCCTTATATTGATGTAATTATAGTTGATGAAGTTCACGGTATGTCAAAATCTGCTGCCATTTCAAAGGTTATTAAAGGGGTAAAGATTCCTAATAAATTTGGCTGTACTGGTACATTACCAAAAAGTTTAGTTGATAAATGGAATATTTCAGGTGTATTTGGTCCAGTATTAGATGAAATTGAAATTCAAACTTTACAAGATGAAAAGATTTTAGCCAATGTAAAAATTTATCCAATTAAATTTGTTCATCAACATAAAGAAAATTTTAATTATATTGATCCTAAAGAATTGGAAGGCTTATCTAAAGATGAGATAAATGAAAAGAAATTTGAAGTAGCTAAAGATGCTTATAGAAAGGAATCAATGTATTTAGGAATTAATGAACCTGCAAATAAAAAAGCATTACAATTATGTAAAAATATTATTGCGTCACATCCTAACTGGAATGCATTAATATTATTTGATTTTACTGCTCAAGGTGAACAATTATTTGATTTACTTGATTTTAAAAATAAACATTATGTTGATGGAAGTATTGATGTTTTAAAAAGAAAAGAAATTATTAAAGAAATGAATGCACCTGAAGGCGGTCATATAACAATTGCTCAAAGTAAGACATTTGCAGTTGGATTAACAATTAAAAATATTGAAGTTGTTTGTGTTATGACAAATCAATCAAGTCCGACTAAAATTATTCAAAGTATTGGTCGTGGATTAAGACGTGTTGAAAAAAATACATTAGTTGTATTAGACTTTTTCCATAATTATAGATATTCAGAAAAACATTTTTTTGAAAGAGTTGAATTATATAAAAATTTTTATGGATTAAATTATGGAAAGGATTATAAATTAAAAGAAGTTAAAATTTGATTATTTTGATTTCGGCATATTTTGATAACCGCCATAGGTTATATCAGATTCATCTTGATAATCAAATGTATTTTTACCAATAGTATTTGTTTTGGTATTATGTTTATTTTCACCTTTTTTAACTTTAAATTGATCAGCATATTTATCTGTTTCTGAAACAATTTGTCCTTTAAATAATTCATTAATATCTGAACCAGGATTATATATTTCGGCATCTAATTCATCTGTATTTTGTTCATATGATTGTTGACGTTTAACAGCTGAACATTGATAAATATATTTTCCTAATAATGGATTTAATCCACCACTTTTATTGGTTAACATTCTATCATATACTTGTGTAATTTCCCATTCTTCATCAATTCCAGTGGAGGTCATAAATTTAAAATAATCTCCAACCTGTGGAGCAAGATTCCATGTTTCACTATCCTCAATATTTTCATAATTATGGTATGTTAAATCACCTGAGATGATGCCGGATACAAGATTAGGATAAATATCATCGAATTCCATTTGTCCTTCTAGATTTCCTGAAATGTTATATAAATCTGAATTATAATTATCAGAAACATAAAATGAATCATTAATTCTTTTTGGAATCATTTTAATAAATGTTTTATGAACATATAAATCATTTCCAAATGAACCATAAATTGAAGCATTAAATTCATTTGATTCTATTGAACCTGATACTTCATTAAAAATTGTATTTCCGGTAATTGGTATTGTAAAAAACTTTGTTTCAATTTTTGAAGTTTTTTTGGCAAATATTTGTGAAAAATTATCAATTGAAATAATGATATTAACTTGTTCAGTGTTTTCATATCCCAATTGATTAAAATTCCAAGCCATTGATTCAACTGATACAAAAGAACGAATCATTCCACTTGCATAAAATTCAGCCGTTGTATCTTCACCATAAATTAAATTTGATTTATTTTCTTCTCCTTCTTTAAAAAATGTATTATATTTTCTAAAGTATTGAAGATCACAACCATAATTTGAAATTAATTTATTAACTTGTGTTTTTATTAAATTAATATATCCACGATTTCTATTTACATCAAGGTATGTAAATTTACCTACCTGATTTAATCCTTCCATAAAAGAAGTATATTCATATTGAGAACCTTCTTTAACATGTCTTAAAATTGGATGATGTTTTGTTTTAGGTTGAATATGTCTTTTTGAATCTTCTTCTCTTTTTTGAGTATTTAAACGTGTAACTTTCATTAATTTTAATAAAACATATCATTTGTATATATTTATTTCTAAAATGGGTTATTTTATAAAAATAAGATAGAAAGGAATATTTAAAATGGCAAAGAAACAAAATTTAGATCAGCAGGTTAAGAATACGGTTGTTCATCATTATGGTACAAAACCGGAAGATGTAGTTAATATATCAGATGTTAGTATTACGGTTTTTGATAGATTTAAAGATAAGATGGGAAATATTGCTATTGCAAAGAATGAGGATGGTTCTAAATATGTAACAACAACTCATGCAATTGGCGGTCTTTATCTTGATCCTTATAAGGCATATTGTCAGAATATTATAACAATTACTAATGAACAGGGTGATGATACAAATGGAATTACATATGATATTCAATGTGATGGAAAAACTATTTCTTTAAATTTTCCAAATAATTAATTTTTAGATATTTTATTTAGGCCTGTTTATCAGGCTTTTTTAGTCTTTTGAAAATAAATAATGGTAGATCATAAAGATTTTTGAAAAATGAGTGAAAGTATTTTAGATAAACTTTATATTTATATAGATGATAAAAAAGATGAACCTTTAGAAATAAAGCCAAAAGAATTTGAGGATGTTGAAGTAAATTCAACATTAAAAAATGATCAAACCGTTGAAACTGTTAAAAAAAATAATGGAATAACAATTTCTAAAGAAAATAAAATTATTTGTGCAAATATAATAAAAACTTTTTTAAGTTTAAATGATGAGAAGTTTTTAGCCTGTCTTGAAAAGATTCAAGAATGGGGATTTGAATTATGTATGAAAAATTTTATTAATAATTATTATCTTTATATGAAACAGGATAATAATTTAAGACAATATGTGATTATGCATATAGATACTATTTTAAATGTATTGAAAGATGAGCTTGAGTGTAAGTTGATTAATAATCTTTCAAAATTTAATTTTATGAATAGTAAAGATGATATTGAAATTCAAACTCTTAAAAATAATTTACAAAATAAAGAAGGAATTATGGTTGGAGTTAAAGCCCAAAACTTTAATGAAGATGCTCCTATTTCATCCAAAGAAAAGGAAAAACTTGATATTAGTCAAAAGAATGAATTAAGAGTTGAAATTTTAAATAATTTAAGAACAAAAAATCCGGCATTGGAAGAATTACTTTAATTTTTAAAATGGCTAATATTTCTTTTGATTTTACTAATAGAGAAGTTTTACAACAATCTGATGATGAGTATAAAGTAAAAAAATATACTTATCGAGATATTGGAACTAGTAAAATTTTAATTAAAACAGATAATGTAACTCGGAAGGCAATATTTAAATGATATTGATACATCAATAACAGATATTAATGCTATAAAAACTTCATTAAATAATATTTTAAATTTTAGAGAAGGTGAATCAATATTATTACCTGAATTTGGATGCGGTCCTTTATATGAAGCTTTATATATGCCCGCCGATAAATATACAGATTCAAAAATTATTAGAACAATAAAAGATGTAATTGCAAGATGGGAACCAAGAATAGTTATTACATCAACACCAATTGAAAGACCTGATGATATGACTATTGTAATAACTATTAATTATGATATTCCTGAATTAAATAAATCAGATTCATTTCAATATAGATTTAACCAATAAATTTCATAAAACAAAATATAAATATATACAACATGTAAATGTTATGTATATATTGAATGAGAACTGACTTATTAAAATATGATGCTTCCTCTATTCAGGAATTATTAAGAAGAAAATTATTTGAAACAGGTTTATATACTGATCAAATTTATCCCGGATCTGATACAAGAATTTTAATTGATTTATTTGCATGGACATTTGAAGTTTTAGCATATATATTAAATAACAATGTGTCAGATACTTTATTTGAAGATACTGAAGTTTATGAAAATTTAAATAAAATTGTTAAACTTCTTTCATATAATCCTCAATCATATAAGACATCACATTGTGATTTTTTAGTTGCAAGTTCTTATGATGATGAAACAACAATAACATGTACAATTCCAAGATATGCTTACATTGAATCATTAACACAAAATAGTGGAATTCGTTATTCATTTATTAAAGATTATACATTTACTATAACAAATGGGATAATATTAATTGATGATAATGTGGTGACATTATATAATGGTACATTTGTTCATTATGAATTTGATCAAGAAACACAAGGTTCTGATAATGAATTATTTATAATGTCAAATGTTGGTCCAAATGGAGATACTGAAGCAAATATTGACACTATTGGTTTGGGAATATATTTTGAAACCGTTAATTCAGAAGGTAAAATAATGTATGAAGAAATAAGATCTGTTAATAATTTAATATTAGAAGCAGGACCAAATGATCTTGTGTGTGAAGTAAGAATTAATGAATATAAAGAATTAACTTTTAAATTTGGTGATGATATTCATGGAAAAAAATTATCTCAAGGCGGTAAACTTCATATTATATATTTAAAATCGGATGGTGATGCAGGTATTATTGATTCAAGTCAATTAACGGTTAATGAACTTAGGTTAGGTATCGAAAATATTACATCAGATCAAAAATTAATTGATATATGTTATGGTGGTTATGAAATTTTTAATAATAATTATGGAAAATTATTTAATGATAGTTTTTTGAATACTAATTTTACATTTATGAATATTACTAATTCATCAAAGGTAAAAAATTATGAAACAATAGATGAAATTAAAAATAATGCTCCAGTTTCATTTAGATCTGGAAATAGATTGGTTACTATAAATGATTTTAAAGCTTATATTTTTAATAATTTTAAACATATAATTGAAGATGTTTATGTTTGTAATAATATTGAATATTGTATGAAATTTTATAAATGGCTTGATAGATATAATTCATTAACTCCTTCAATTAGATTAGAAAATTATGAATATACAAATGCCTGTGATTTTAATAACATATATTTATGGCTTAAACCAAATTATGAAGGTGATTTAACACAATCTGATAAAGATACAATTATAGATAGTTGTGAAAATATTAAACAATTAACAACAAATATTGTTCCATGTAATGCAATAAGAACATATTTTATTCCGTATGTTGAAAATCACAATGATGATGTATATTTTAATATTAATGAACAAAATATTGATTCAAGTTTTATTCCACCTG